GGAGACAAGCCATGACCGATGAAGAACTGGTAGAAAAGCTGCGCTGGTATCCGCAAGGTGTTGGACACAGTGTCCGCATTCCGGCAGCAGATCGTATCGAATATCTCAATGCACGATTGGCAGAGGTTACGGCTGAACGGAATCAAGCACGGGGACAAAGACAATATGCAGAAGAACAGTGGTTTATCCGTTCAAGGGAACTGCGTAAAGCAATAACTGCCCTGCAAAAGGTGCGTGATTTCGTCCGTGATATGGGGCCATATATGGATCAGGGGCATACACTTGCTCCTGCTTTGCATGATGCTTGTGTGATACTGAATGAACTGGAAGGATACAAAGATGACTGAGACAAAATCGCACACACTAAAGCTACGCATTGACGAGTTCACTGAGGTTACTATAACTTATCACGACACGGCAATGGATTGGATGGAGTTCGCAGATGATGCAGCCGAGTTCATCACCGAGTATGCCTACGATCCTGAACACTTCGTATCTGTCACATCAACAGAGAGGCACTGACATGAAACTATTCCTTGTGTATAAGCCTATCCTGACCGACGAGATGTATCGCTCAATCAACAAGTGCAGCAATGATACTGACTGGAAGAATGCATACTTCCGCAGTGGCTTGATGAATGATCGCAATGCACAGGAGATTGTAGACGAGTGTGCCCGCACTGCTTTGTATAGGTTAGCAGCAGTGGCATATGTCGATGAACTTGAACAGGTGTTCGACATTGGTAATGGGTATCCTGTCAAGCCTGAACATCGTTACACTCGCATTCGGAATGCACCCAGTGTGTCTGTCGGTGATCTTGTATATGACACAGAACAGCAACGCATGTATGGCTGCTGCGATGTAGGTTGGACAGAGGTGTATGTTCCCGAAGTCATGCAGCATACAGTATACACTCACACCAGTATCCATATGTCAGAGGTGGCAGCATGAACGTAACAGCCTATGAAGTTGTGCTTGAAGTTGACGGCATGAGGTCGTCAATCAAAGTGGACAACACCTATCCTGCGGTATGTGATTGGCAATCGGCTACGCTGTTCGCCATGATGCTTGCACGGCATTCGTATCCAGAGGCAGTCAGCATTGATCTGCTTACAGTATCGGAGTTCGAGTCAGATGAATACAAAGAGTATGCGTATATTCACGATGGTCCTCTGGCCGTTCATTAAAGTAGGATCATACCTACATCGTGTAGGTCTGGCCCTGTCTGTCCTGTTCAACGTAATCACTGGAGGTGCAAGCAATCAGACATTCAGTGCCCGCAATTGGCACTGGCGAAAGAACAATAGACCAAACATCGTGTGGCTGATTGACCTGCTGTTAGGTCGCAATCACTGCATGGAATGTTGGGTGTATTGGAAAGTGCGTGAGAATAAGTGGTAATCAACTGGAGACTGACATGAACCGCTTCATCGTAGACAACTTGCCGCACCGCATCGCAGAGGCTCTGTGTGACCAGCACATCGTCAAGATGCCTTTGGAAGAGGCGCAGATGCTTTGCACTGCACTATGGCACCACGCGCCTTCCTATGCAGTCCAGCACAGTCTGTATAAGCCTGCCCACCAGAAGCACCCATGCACCCTGTGGTCGCAGGCTACACGTGCCAACTATCTGTGGGCTGTGTCCTTGTATGTTCACATGCTTCGTGAATACAGCTACCGCTTTGGCAAGCAGCATGGTGCAGCCAAGCATGAGGTTGCCATCATCAATGGCATGATGCACATACCCGAAGGCCCATACACTCGACCGCCTCAGTGCTTTGGCACACATGAGTCGTGCAAGACAAATGAGTTCTGGCCTGTCAATGCCTACCGATCCTTCTATCGTGCAGACAAAGCAAGCTTTGCACGTTGGACAAAGAACAGGCAGGCACCTAAGTGGTGGAGCAATGACTGTGACAAGATCGCAACACTCGATGACAAGTATAGTTTCGTCATCTAGTTTGTTGTTGCACTGACCATCCGACTATGACATTCTGACCATACCGAAACACAGGAGACACGACATGGCCTTCGATCTTATCCCCGCTGGACTGGACTTCGACGTTGCCTATGAGCCTACTAAGATGGCCGACAAGAAGTATGTCATCAACGCCAGCACTGGCGAGTATCTTGGCATCGTAGGTAGCAAGTTCCAGTGTGCATCGCATGGTGACTTCTACCGCAACGTAGTCAGCACCCTGTCTGACGAACTCGGGAATGACCAGCTTGCCACTGCCAAGATGAAGTGGCGCTCTGCACACAATGGTGCATGGACCATGCTCGACATCACCCTTCCGTCTACCACCAGCTATGTCCGCACCAACAAGCATGAGACTGAGATTGCCCAGCGCATCATCAGCTTTCACGGCATTGATGGTTCGTGCAGCAATCAGGTATACTTCGGTGCCATCGACTTCTTCTGCACCAATGGCATGATCCGTGGTGACTACGACAAAGTGAAGCGCAAGAACACTGCCAACTTCACGCTCAATAGTTTCATCTCTGAACTGCATCGTGCTAAGGTAGACTTCTACCAGCAGGCCAATGAGATGCAGGTATGGGCTGAGACTGATCTGCGTTTCGTCAATGTCCTGTCGCTGTTGGAAGAAATGATTGCCAGCAAGCGTAAGGCTGAGCGCATGTATCAACTCTACATGTGTGAGGCCGATATTCGTGGACACAACAAGTTCGCACTCTACAGTGCCTTCACGAACTACGCATCGTATGCTGATGAGCGCAATGGGTTCAAGCTGCGTGACACTGACAACGACACACAGGCTATCAGCATGTGGGGTCGTGAGCAGGAAGTGAACCAGTGGATCAGTGACAAAAGGTTCCAACAACTACAGGCTGCGTGATGGCTAAGCTTCCACGATATGTGCAACAAAGGGTGTCGCCTTCGGGCGACATCTCTTTTAGATTCAACCCGCCTGCACCACTGGTCAATGCCGATGTGGTCAAGCGAGTTGAACTGTCATCTGACGAAAAGCAAATGCGTAAGCAGGCCCGTCAATTCAACAGGATGATTGATGACTATCGTGCTACGCTACCGAAAGTCAGACGGCTATACAAGAACAGCACTGTCGCTGATCTGGTTGAGTTCTACTACCAGTCAAATGACTACGCAGCCCTGCGTGATTCGTCCAAAGAGGACTATCGCTATTGCCTGCATGAACTGTGCAGTGCAGTAGGATCACGCAGGTTCAGAAGCATATCAAGTCGAGTGGCTAAGCAGCTATATGAAGAGTGGGTGAAGCGTGGTATCAGCTTCGCCAATCACGTAGCTACCGCAGCCAGTCGAGTGTTCAACTATGCGATCACGATGGAAGAGGCGTCACTCAATCCGTTCAATGTCATCAAGCGTAAGCAGACAGTACAACGCAAGACTATATGGAAGCATGAGCATGTGATACAATTCCTTGATGTGGCATATACTAAGTATGCCTATCGCAGTGTCGGGCTGATCGTTCACATGGCATATGAGTGGTGTCAAAGGATTGGCGATATGCGTATGCTCACATGGTCAAGCATTGACTTTGATGCGAAGCAGCTTCATCTTGAACAGAGCAAGCGCAGGGCAAGAGTGTATCTGCCTATCTCAGATGACTTGCTCTACATGCTTGAGCAACAGAAGAAGGACTTTGGCTTTCAGCAATACGTTGCTCCTGCACCTACGCCTTCTGCTGGTGCATATCACCCATTCAAGATGGATCAACTGTCTCATGTGGGAAGGGACATCATGCGTGAAGCTGGACTGCCTGATGAACTTCGTATGATGGACTTGCGTAGGACAGGTGTGACACAGATGGTGGACAGTGGTGTGCCATTGCCACAGATCATGTCTGTCACTGGACACAACAGTGTGGTATCTGTGAAGCCATACATCAAACATACGTTTGACAGTGCGAACAATGCCCTGTCTACCCGTAACGTATTCGTCAAGCCTAACTCGGGAGCACAAGCATGAACCTGCTATCGTTCATTGACTCACTGTCTGTGAGTTCAGGCGAGACAAAGCGCATGGACTGCCCTGTGTGCAATGGACGTAAGACGTTCACGATCACGAACAACATGGGTTCGCTGGTCTGGAACTGCTACAAAGCAGGGTGCAGCGTAGGTGGTGGCAAGCGAGTGCATCTCACGGCAGATGACATTCGCAAATCATTGGGGTCTGTAGCTCGTGAGACAGATGCCATTGCCTTCGATAAACCAGAATGGATCGTGAAGGACAACAAAGCTATCGCATCTTTCTGCAAGCAGTGGCAGATTGACGCAGATGAATTGGGCCTGCTGTATGATGTGAAGGAGACACGGGTGGTGTTCCCTGTCATGCAGGGCAGGGTGATGGTAGATGCAACTGGCAGATCACTGACGCATCGTTTGCCTAAGTGGAAGCGATACGGCAAAGGCAGCTTGCCATACAGCTACGGCAATGGTAGGACTGCTGTTGTCGTTGAGGACTGTGTGAGTGCCGCAGTCATTGGTGATGACACATACACTGGTGTCGCCGTATTGGGAACGTCACTGTCTGATGGACACAAGAAGTATCTCGCAAAGTATGACACGGCTATCGTTGCTCTCGATCCTGATGCCCTACCAAAGACACTGCAATTCGCAAAGGAGTTGCGTGGATATGTGAATGATGTCAAGGTGTTGCGCTTGACTGATGACTTGAAGTATCGCAATCCGACTGATCTGCACAACTTATCAAACCTTGGAGACTAACATGGAACTATCTCTTGTTCGCAGCCTGATGGACAAAACATTCTACGACGATCATCGTGGAATGCGTTGTCCTGATCGGCTGTTCAGTAAAGATGTGCGTAAGATCAAGCAGACTATCGACACTGCTATGGATCGCTATGGCCGCACACTGACACCCGATGAGGTGGAAGCATTGTTCATGGCGAACAACCCGACCATGACCACCGCACAGAAGCAGGCATACAGTGCATTGTTTTCTCAGGTGAAAAAGGAAAAGCCTATGGGCAGCGATGTGGCAGATGAAGTTCTGTCCAAGCTGTTCCAACAGGTTGTCGGTGAGGACATTGCCAATCTTGGGTTCGACTATGTGAATGGAACACAAGCCAGCCTTGAGCCACTGCGTAAGATGCTCGAACAGTATGGCGATGACTTCATTCCTACCATGAAGATCGAGTGGGAAGATACATCACTTGATACGATCATGTCGATGAATGATCTGGAAGCACGTTGGACTTTTAACATTCCGTCTCTTGCACGGAAGGTGGAAGGCATCAACGCTGGTCATCTGATTGAGGTAGGTGCGCGTCCCAATACAGGTAAGACATCCTTCCATGCCTCACTCATCGCTGGTCCCAATGGCTTTGCATGGCAAGGTGCCAAGTGCGTCGTGCTTTGCAATGAGGAAGGCTACCATCGTGTCGTGCAACGTTACATCACTGCCGCTGTAGGTGCAGACAAGTATGAGATTGCACGTAACAAGCAGTCAGCTATGGCTACCTTTGATAAGATCAGGGAGAACATCAAGTTCAAGGAGTCCACTGGTCGTGACATGTTGTGGGTAGAGAGCATGTGCAAGTCATACAAGCCCGACATCGTGGTGCTGGACATGGGTGACAAGTTTGCCAAGACGGCGGGCTATGCCCGTCCTGATGAGGCGCTGAAGGCCAATGCTATTCATGCTCGGCAGATCGCTAAGCAATACAACTGTGCGATCTTCTACATGTCTCAGCTTAGTGCGGAAGCGGAAGGTAAGGTCGTGCTTAATCAGGCCATGATGGAAGGCAGTCGGACAGGTAAGGCTGCGGAAGCTGACCTGATGATTATGATTAGCAAGAACCCGCCAGTGGAAGGGCAGGATGAAGAGGATTTACAACGTCACCTGAACGTGGTAAAGAACAAACTCACAGGATGGCATGGCATTGTCCACTGTGAATTGGAATACAAAACAGCAAGGTATACCGCATGATAGAAGTAGAGATCACTCCTGCAATGCTTGTCGCTGCACGTGACAAAGCATCCGAGATGGGGCGACTGCACAACTCCATCACAAGAGGGCAGGGTAATCTGGCTGGCTTCATTGGCGAGCAGATTGCCTTGCAAGTAATGGGTGGCAAGTGGAGTAACACATACAGCTATGATCTAGTGACTGATGATGGCACAAGAGTTGACGTAAAGACAAAGCAAACGTCAGTGCCACCCCTGCCCCACTACGATTGTAGCATTGCGAACTACAAGACAGAGCAAGAGTGCGACATGTTTGCATTCGTCAGGGTGAGGAACACGTTTGATGTCGGGTGGTTCTTAGGTGTCATCAGTAAGGATGACTTCATCAACAAGGCTACCTTCTTCAAGAAGGGTGATCCTGATCCCAATCATAAAGACTTCGTATACAAAGCTGACTGCTACAACATAACGATCCAGCAACTAGAGGAGTATGTGAATGATTAAAGTAACATACATCGACCACTGCGGCAGTGACCTTAACGTAGTCAATGCAGCACGTGTCAGCTTTGGCAAAGAGAGT